GTCCCCGGCGTCGGCGTCCACACGCGCAGGCCGTAGTTGAAGTCGACGGTCGCCCAGGCGACGCCGTTGGAGTCGAACGCCGGCGTCGAGTAGACGGTGGCGGCGATCAGGCGGATGGACTCGCGCAGCGTGGTCCCGGCCGGGATCGTCAACGGGACCAGCGGCGTCGCGCCCATGCTGCCGGTGACGGATACCGGGCCGCTCTGGCTGCCGTTCGTGGGCGACGTCTTATCCACGGACGCGCGCAGCGGGCCCGTACCGGAGGACTGTGCGAAGACGGACAGGACCATATCGGCGAGGGCGAGGACTCCCGGCGAGACGAATGAGATGTCCGCCGTCGTGATCGCCCAGTCCAGGTAGGCTTCCACGCCGACCGCTTCGACGTCGAAGCTTCGGCCGGTGTCGCCGAACGCCGGCTGCAGACTCACGCTGTCGACCAGCCCGGTGAACACGGCGAAGTCGTTCGTGATGTTGTAGAAGCGGACCTCCGCGCCTGTCTGGATCACCGCGGCGAGGGTGTAGTCCTCCACGGTGAACGTCATCCGAGAGACGCTGCCGGGGCCCATCTCCTGGACGTGAAGCGTCTCGATCGGGACGGCGTAGCGGCGAGCCGGATCCTCGATGACGTCCACGCCACCGACCCACAGGGCCGCCGGGTGCGCGGAGTGATCGGTGAGGGCGGCGGCCGTGACTGCCCCGAGGGCCATTACGTCCTGCTCAGGGTCGGTGAGGCCCGCTGCAGGCGGAAGAACAGGCCGCGGTCGACCATATCCACGATCTCGCGCTCGCTGACGCCGCGGATGGTGAAGCCGCCGCCGGCCCCTGTCGTCCCGCCGCCGGTGCCGGACGTCGGGATGACCTTGCCGCCCGAGTTGCCCATGATCAGCGTCTCAGGGCCGTTCTCGCCGACGGTGTAGGCCTCGCCGGCGTAGACGGGGCCGCCGGCCGCTCGCCCGCTGTTGTTGGCGATCTGATTGCCGGGGAACAGGACGGCAGCCCGGGCGATGTTCGCCTTCGCGGCGAGGAGGTTGATCAGGCGGATCTCATCCCTGATCCGCTGCGCCTCCAGGCCGTGGGCGTGGGCCAGCTTCTTCTCCAGCTCGGGGATCTCATGGGCGACGCGGTAGTTCGCCTTCTTGACGTTGTCGAGCATGTCGATCTCATGCTGGACGGCGTTGATCTCCCGATCGACGGAGTTGACGACGGAGTTCGCCGCCCGGTTCGTCGCCGTGCCGACGTCCGTTGCCATCTGTGCCGCGCCCTCGCCGACGCGGTCGAAGGCCTTCGCCGCGGCGAGCTCCTGATCGGTCAGCTTGACGACCTTCGGCCCGAAGTTCGCATACTGGCTGGCCGACTTGTCGACGTGGTTCGTCATGCCCTCGATCGCAGAACCGACCGCGTCGGCTGCATCGGCGACGACACCCAGCGCGTCGGAGACGAGCGGCAGGACGACATTGCCGAGCTTCTCCATCGCCTCGCCGATCTTCACCTGGGCCGTCGTCAGCTTGCCGGCCGTGGTATTGGCGTAGGCGTCGGCCTGCCCGGTGGCGACCTTGCGGACGGCCGTCAACGCCTCCTCGGCCGTCGCCGTCGCCGGCAGGACGATGCCGAGGGCCTTCAGGGCGCGGTACTGGCCGCCGTCGACCTTGATCAGCGCGTTGCTCGCCTCTTCCAGGCTGATCCCCTTGAGGCGGGCGAGATCCATCGCCGTCCGCTGCAGCGCCAAGGCCTGAGTCTGATCGTGTGTCGCGCCGAGCAGGAGGGCGAGGCTATTGCGCTGCTCGTCATCGGAGAAGCCGAGATCCATCCGGGCCTTGATCACGCCCTCGATCGCGTCCCTGTTCCCGTTCCAGTTCGGGACGTTGTTCTTCAGGGCCTGATCGAGCTTCGCGATCGAGACCTGCTCCTCCATGGACGCCCTGACGGCGTCGCCCAGGAAGTTCACGACGCCGCCGGCGGCTTCGCTGATCAGGCCGAAGCCGACTGACACGGCCCTCGCCCCGACGTTGCCGAAAAGGCTGGCGCCAGAGCCTGGGCCGCCGAGCTTGTCGAAGGCCTTGCTGATCCCGTTGAGCTTCTTCTCGACGTTGGCGAAGGAGCTGTCGGCGACGGCCTTGAAGCGGATCGTGTTGTCTGCCATCTAGTCCAGGCCCTTGAACAGCTCGCCCAGGTTCACGCCGCGGGCCCGTCGGATGCGGCCGGCGGTCTTCCGGAAGGCGTGGGTGTGCTTCTCCACGAACGCCGCCGCGGCCATCATGGAGATCGCTTCCTTCGCGGTATAGCCGCGGTTCCGGACGAAGACGACGGCCGAGTAGCCGGGGCCCGTCGGCGCCGACCGCATCTCGCCGGCGACGTGGTCGGAGACGTGGTCGCCGATCTGGGCGATCGGTGCCCGGTTGTGGTTGCCGGTGGCGATCTGGCCCATCACGTCGCGGGCGCCCTCATGGGCGACGGCCAGCATCATCTCGTGGACGTTGCCACGGAACGTCTTCGACGGATCCTTCGTGAAGAAGGGCCCGTCGACCTTGATCAGGGTCGAGTAGCTCTGACGCTTCACTTCTGGGCCGTGACGGTGGCGTTGTGGATCATCCGCAGCAGCTCGATCAGCTCGGCTGGTGCGGATTGGAGATCGTCCCAGCTCCATCCAGGATGCTGCGCGAGGAAGTAAGCGTCCGCGAGGACCGGGTCGACGTTGGAGGGGACGCCGGCTGCGATCCGGTTGATCTGCCGGCTGAACCTTTTGGGTCCGGGTAGCCCTCCATGATCAGGTCCGCGGCGAAGCCCGCCATCAGGTCGAAGGTGTCGCCCGGGATCGTCGCCAGGGCTTCTATGGCGATCCCGTCCACGGAACGCTCGGGGAACGGGATCGCCTGATCGTCCACGTCGCGGAGGGCCCAGCCCGCGACCATCGCGCAGACGCCCTCCTCGGCCTGCGCGATGGTCGTCTCTGCGGCCATGATCCGCCGCCGCTGGGCATAGTTCAGGCGCGGCGTCATGTCGACCCAGTCGCCGTTGGGGAGATCCAGCCGACGGTTCACGGCATCGCCGTCAGGCTGTTGACGATGACCGGGATGATCCCGTTCGTCGTGTCGTCGGCGAGATGGGCGACGACCTTGTAGACGTTGATCCCGTCCTGCTCCTCGGAGATGATGTCCGGCTCCTCGTACAGGACCGGCATGTCGATCTGCACCGAATAGTTGGACGCTCCGAGCGTCGGACCTGTCGCCTTCAGGCGCAGGAAGTCGAGCGTATCGGCGGCCATCTTGTCGTAGAACTCGGACACGGCGAGGGCCGTCGACTCGACGGTCATCGTCAGGGTCGCGGCGATGTCCGTCTCGACGTGCTGGGCGCCGAACAGGTTGCTGTCCTGGTAGTGGCGCCACACCAGCCCGGTCATGATCTCCAGCTCGAAGCCGAGCAGGAAGTTCGTCGAGATCGAGGCACCGGCCAGACCGGCGATGTTGGCGGCGAACTTGATCGTCCAGAGATCGCCCGGGATCTTGATCGCGGCGTTCACGCCAGGCGTGGCCTTTGCCGTCTTCACCGCGCGCTGACCGAAGCCGTTCATCTCGAGCTCGGTCACGCCGCCGACCTGGGCCGACAGCTTGAACGATGAGAGCATCCCGTACTGGATGCGCCAGTTCTGGATGTCGTCGCCGACGTCGATCGAGAATGCCAGGGGCGCGTTGAGGGCCGTCGCCGAGGGCGTCGCGGTCCACGTCCGATCCGCGCCAGCACCGACGGCCGTCATCGTGCCATTCAACTGGGAGAACGGGACAATCAGGTCGTCGTAGCCGATGCCGCTGTCGCTGTTGAACTTGAACGTCACGTCTTCCGTCTGACGGGTGACGCGCCGGATTCGGTAGCGCCGGCCGGTGTTCTCGCCCTCATGGAAGTTCTGGCCCCATTCCGGGACGATGACGCCCGTTCCGGTGCCGTAGAGCTGCCGCGTCGGGGCGACGGGCGTGCCGCGTGTCGTCTCCTTGCCGACGTTGAAGTAGGTGAAAATCTGAGTTCCCGGCTGGGCCATTAGACGGACCTCCTCATGCCACGGCCGCCCATGGCTCTGTTGTCGTGATCTCCACCGTCAACTCGACGCCGCTGTAGTCCTTGCCCATGTACTGCAGGATGCCGATCTTCCAGGCCGTGCAACTGGCGAGGGCGACGATGCCGCCGAGCTGGACGCTGAGACGGAGTTGGTCGATCAGGACCGTCGTCCATTTCCGCAGGGCGACGCTGTCGCGCAGGGCGTCGCCCGTGGCCGCGTAGTAGAACAGGACGCGGAACCGGGCGAGGCCGAGCCTGCTGCCGGTGTTCTGGATGTGGTCCAGCTCGCCTTCCGTCGGGAAGACGAGGACGGCCGGCAGGTTCGGCGTCTGATTGGGGACGTTGGCCGAGGCGTACCGAATGTTCGTCAGGCCGGCCGGCGGCGTGACCTGGGCCGCGGCGTACCGCGCGGCGAGGGCGACGGAGATCGCGTCGAAGTCCGGCATCAGGCCAACCGCCAGTAGCGGTAGGAGTCAAGGATCTTCCGCTGTGGCGAGCCGTGGCCGAAGTACTGGTTCCATGGCGCGATGGCCGAGGCGTCGGCGCCGATAACCGCCGAGGCCCCGTTGCCGTGGGCCTGGTAGGCCGCCACGACGGCGTCGATCGCGACGCCCTGCATGTCGACCGGCGTGGCCGCGAAGCCGAAGTTCCCGGTCAGCGTCAGGCCGTTGAAGACGGTAGCGAAGCTGATCCCGGTCGACGGCAGGAGGATGACCTCGGTCGCCGGCCAGCCGATCGGCAGGTCGACGGACGCCGGCCGGAACAGGAGGTTGGTCGAAGGCGTGGCGATCGACGTGTACGTCCCGCCGGTGTCGGGCTGACTCGTCTTCGAGTAGCCCGCTGCCGTGACGCTCCGGATCCCGCGCGGGATGCGGACGCTGTAGCCGCCGGTGGTGTCGAACTGATAGGTGACAGCCGTCTCGGGGACGAAGCTGCGGCCGGTATAGCCCTCGATCCAGCCGGAGACTTCGTCGATCATCTCCGAGATCATCGAATCATCCGTCGCGTCGGTAATCCCGAGACGGACCTTGACCTGAGCGGTCGTACAGAGCTGGTCGGACATTGGATCAGAAGCGGCCCCACAGCAGCGCGATGGCGAGGACGACGACCGCCCAGGCCGTCAGCGACGTGCCGCGGGCTTGGATCTCGTCGGCGAGTGCCAGGACGAGGGCGACGATGAACAGGAGGACGGGAACGCTCACAGCAGGTCCGTCGTCGGCGTCATGCCGGTGTTGGCCGACACGTTCGTCTTGAGGAAGATCCACGGCTGCCCCGGCATCAGCTCGTACAGTTCGGTCTTCGCGGTCGTCGTCGTGATCGCCGCCGTGCTGTAGTCGCCCGGGGCCGCGGACATGACGCTATACGGAACGTTGACGAACGTCGTCCCGTCGACGCTGCCCTTGATCGTGAACGTGATCGTCGTGCCGGCGTTCGTCGTGACCCGCAGGACCATCGGGCGGAGGTTGACCTCGCCGCTGACGCGCTGGATCGTGTTCGTGCTGTCGCCCGTGCCAGCCTGGGCGGTGGCGAGGTTGCCTGGATAGGTGAGTGTGGCCATCAGTTGGTCGACGCTCCCACGCTATAGGTAATGGCGTTGGCGTTGTTGTGGGTCACGTTGATCCGCCAGGACCGCGGCAGGAACGACGCCGCGACGCTGTTGGCCGCCGCCGTCGCCCCCGGATAGACCATCAGGGCCGTCGTACTGTTGGTGACGATGGCCGTGGATGCCAGGATCGTGAAGTACTTCCCCGATAGGGCGTCCTTGCCTTCCAGGGCCACCGTGATCGAACCGGTGCCGGCGTTCGTGACGTCGATCACGATGTAGGCCCCGGTGTTGAAGTAGTTCGACTGATCGGCCGACTGGTTGGATGACGTCCGTGACGCCGACGTGATGACCGTGATGTTCTGATTGAACGCGAACATCGGCGAGGACGGCCCGATGTCCGTCGTCATCGTGAAGACGGCCGTGCCGGTCGCGATCGCCGTGACGTTCACCCGGACGGCCCGCACGCCGTAGGTCGCGACCATGTACTTGCGGGCCGTGCCGATGACGTTGAAGGAGACGGCCGCCGCGTTCTGTGTCTGCTCCCACACCATGAACGTGTCGGCCGCTCGCCAGAGCGTTCCGTCCATGCTGACTTCGAGCTGACCGCTGAGGCCGGTGAAGGTGCCGGACAGGTCGATCGTCACGATGCCGGCGCCGGAGCAGAAAATCTGCGTCGTCGTATCCGGCGCCGCGGCGATGTTCGCCGTGACGCTGTTCGGTGACGAGAGATCGACGTCGATCGGCATTCTGACTCCTGAGTCGGGGCCCGTCCCAGGGGGGAGGGGACGGGCCCCGGATGACCTAAGCGGCCGTGACCGACAGACCGCCGAGACGGGTTCCGATGCCGAGATAGGCCCAGAGGCCCACCCGGATCGACTGCGGGCCCACGACCTGGTCGTAGGTGAACTGCGCGATCGAGGACTCGAAGATGACGTAGTCGTTCTGGCGCGCGAAGACGTTGACGTTGGCCGTGGACGCCCAGGACAGGAAGGCCTGCGCGCCGAGGATGTTGCCGTTGACGCCGCCCTCGTTCACGGTGCCGTCGCTGTTGACGGGGCCGAGCTGCGGCATGAACGGACGGCCCGTCGTGTCGCCCTGGGCGAGGAGGACGCTGTACAGGGCCGACGGGACGAAGGCTGCCTGACAGGGCCGGAACCGGGTGGCGTAGTACTTGACGACGTTGCCGAGCTCGCCGGCCCATGGCGTGGCCGCCACGATCGCCGTGCCCGAAGCCGAGGCCCCGCCCTCGACGGCGACCTTGATCGCCGTCTCGCTGGCCTGACTGTAGGCCTCGACCAGGTCCTGGAAGATGATCGACAGCACCGACGGGTCGGCCCCGTCGAGGGCCTGCCGGCTGACATCGGTGTACGTCCCGTACGCGCTCGGCGTCACGGTGACGGCCGTCGTCGCGATGTCGGTCGGCGTCGGGGCCACGCCTTCCGCGAAGGTCGCGACGGTGCCGGATGTCGTGACCTTCGGGAAGATGCGTGGGCGGGCATCGCTGATCGGCACCCGCTGGAAGAAGCCGCCCATGGGGCGACCCTTCAGGATGCGGGGCGTAAGCAGCCCCGGGAGATAGTCGTTGGGATAGGCGCCCGGAATCTCCGAGCTCAGGACGTCGTTGGCGCGGTTGGAGATCGTCGGGTCAAGGACCCGGTTGTAGGCGTCCCGCTCGATCGCCAGCGCGACGTCGGCGAGATGGGCCTGATGGCGTCGGACGCGCTCTGCGGCCTCGCCGTCGCCCTTCTCCTGCCGCCAGGTGTCCTGCATGTAGTTCGCCATCGAGTCGCGGCTGTAGACCAGCTCGGGCCGCGTGATGATCGCCTGCGAGGCGTACTGCGCCACGGTCGACCGCTCGAGGATCGCCCGCTGTGTCGGCGACGGCTCGGGCTGCGGATCGTCGGGACCCGGATCGGGCGTCGGCTCGGGCGCCGGCGTTTCCTTCTCGGACATCAGAACCTCCATGTCACGGGTCGCGATCCGCGCACCGTCATAGGCCGGGGCAACTGACCCGGCAATGGCCGCCAAACGGGCGGATCGGTGGACGACGGTGCCGTCCCTCATCCTCTTGGACGTCTTCTGGTCAGGGGCGAACTCGATCGACACGCCATTCAGGCCGGCGCTGACGTCGCGGAGGTAGTCGTTGCCGGCCGCCGTGTCGAAGATCGACGCGCGGAAGGTGACGCCCTCGGGCGTGTCGGCGAGCTCCGTGACGACGCCGATCGGCTTCTCGCCGTGGGCCGGTCGGAACGCCATGCGGGCCCCGTCCTGCCGCGACATCCAGGACGCCACGGTGTCGCGCATGGCACCCGGGGCGAGGGCTTCCCGGATGATCGCGCCGTGCAGCTCCGTCTCCGAGCTGACGACGCCGTACGGGGCCGCCATGCCGACGATGTCGCGGCTGCCCTCGGCGGCATCCCGGACGACGCCGAAGGACTCGAGGCGCCTCACGGCTTGCCCTCCACGACGCGGATGCCGGTCAGCTCGTACTGGGCCTGTGCCTTCGCGGCGGCCTCGGCCTCGGCCTTCTGCTGGACATGGAACTCGTCCATCAGCTTCTGCTGCTCGGCCTGCTTCTTGAGCTCCTCGGCCCGGGCGACGTGCCGGGGATCGGTGTCTTCGGTCTTCGCCATGCGGCTACTCCTTCGACGGCGGTGAGAGCGGCTGAGCGGCCGGGTCGGGTGTCGTCAGGGCGGCCGGCAGCGGGTCCAGCCCGGAGGGGTCTTCGACGGGCGACAGGTCGATCAGGGCCCGTGCCTCCTCCTGGGTCATGATCGGCTTGTTACCGGTCAGGAGCTGCAGGGCCTGGGCCGTCGCGAGCTGCGTCCCGGCGGTCAGCTTCCGGGTGTCCATGACCATCTGCCGACCGCCGGGAAGCTGGTCGCTGATCGCGTCCTCGATGGCCCCGATGTAGTTCTGCAGGGTGTACCGGACGAGATCGCGGTTCGCTTCTTCCGAGGCGTGGTACGTCTGCTGCGCGCCCTCGGGAGCGTTGAGGATGCGGGTCGGGATGCCGAAGTACCGGCCGATGTCGGCGACCTGCTCGCGGCGGGCCTCGACCGCAGCCTGGGCGGTCGGATCGGCGCCGAAGGCCTTCGCCTTGAGGCCGCCTTCCAGGACCGCGGCGTAGTCGGGGCCCTTCTGGCGAGACTCCCGCCAACGCTCCTGCATCTGCTCCGGCGTGATCCCGCGCAGGACGGCATCCGTCTCGAGGACCGTCGTCGGACTGCCGCCCGTCTGCCAGTAGCGGCTCGCGTAGTTCTCGGCGGCGAGGGCGGCGGCGAACATCGTGCGGGCGAGGTTCAGGGCCCCGCCGATGTTGTCCCAGATCCCGGGCTGTGGGCTGCGGTGGATGATGACGAGACGGTCCCGCGGGATCGGCTTGCCGACCAGGTAGTACTCGTTCGGAAGGTCGATCGTGAAGACGTCCTGAGTGACGGGCGTCACAAGGATCGGCTGGAGATACCACAGCCCCATCGGGACGCCCTCGGCGTCCTCTCCGCCGACCTTCAGGAGGTAGCAGACGTCGTAGAGGGCGAGGGTGTTGACGACGATCGTCACCCACTCGCGGCGGGTGCGCTCGGCCTGTGGCCGGCGGACGATCCTGCTCGGCGGGAGCTCGAGGTTGCCGCGGCGTTCGTGCCAGTCGAGCTGGGAGACGCCGTTGGACAGGATATCCAGGCTGCGCCACACGGCCGACAGGCCCTGCACGCTGGTCGAGCTGATCGCCGGCGGCTGGACGCCGCTGTTGGCGCCGAAGCCGATCATGCTGGACGGGGCCCCGATGGAGTCCCGTTTTCCGAAGATCAGGTCGGCGACGCGGCCCACATGGGGCTTATACCACGAAATACCCCATGTGAATAGGGTAATTCCTAAGTGATACGGGGCATCGGGTCGCCGCCGGCCGAGGCGTGAACGGCGATCGTCATCGCCATGACCGCGTCAATCGGGCCGCCGGACGCGCCGCGGGTGAAGCGGAAGCCGCCCTCCGAGCCGACCTCGCGGCGGGCCGTCCAGGCGATCTGCTCGTCTAGGCGACGATCGTCAACGGCGAGCCGGCCCGACAGGATCATCTCGGTCACGTCCATGGACGCGGCCACGATCTCGGTGGGCTTCGACGCGCGCCACGGGATGCCGGTCTCCTGGGCGTGCCGTTCGAAGGCCGAGGCGCCGCCGGAGACGCCGTCGTAGGCGACGACGTGGACCATGTTGATCTGGGAGAAGCCGGCGACGGCCGCCGTGATGTCGTCCGCCGTGACCGGCCCGACGAGCTCGCGATAGACCTCGAACCCTATTCGGCCGTCGGGCCGGATCGCGGCGACGCCGATTGTCGCACCCTGCCAGCCAGCGACGATGTCGACGGCCATGGCGTAGGGCCCGGGCACGTTGCCGAGAGGGGCACTCTCCCGGCAACGTGCCCAGACGGACGGGTTGAACGCGCCTTCGACGGCGACGTCAACGAAGTGGTTGAGCCGTTCACGGGACCAGGACTCATGGGGGAGCAGCTCATGCTCGGAGATGATGGCGGCCTTCGACAGGCGCCCGTCGCCGAGGCCCGGGTTGGCCTGCTTGATCTGCTTCCAGTCCAGGCCGGCGTCCTTGTCCTCGGACTGCCACCACGCCCCGTAGAAGCTGCGATCCGGCTTCTCGGCCCCGGTGCCCTGACGCAACAGGCGGTCGTAGAAGGCCCGCAGGACGACGCTGTCAGCGTGGCCGGCCGTGGACGTCAGGAGCATGATCGGGCTTCTCTGGGCGGACTGGGTAGGGGAGAGGGCTTCCCACATCTCCCAGTCCCGCTGGGTCAGCATCTCGTCCCAGGCGATGGCGCCGGCCGACCATCCTCGAGCGGATCCCGGCTGCCCGGTGACGGTGTCGAAGAAGACGGGCCCCGAGCTGATCCCGCGCCATTCGGTGATCCGTTGCGTCTGCTTGAGCCTCGGGTTGCCCAGGCTGTCGCCCATGACGCCGCGGTAGGCGATACGGGCCTGCTTGGCGTCGTGGGCGGCCGCGAGGATGGCCGTCCAGCCGCTGAACGCCGGCAGACAGCGGCCTTCATCGAGCATCCAGCCGATCAGGCCGCGGACGATGACGCTCTTGCCGTTCTGGCGAGCTGTGCTTAGGAGGGCGGTGCGGGCGATCAGGTCGCCGTTCCGGTCGTAGCGGAGGGCCTGGAGGATGGCGTAGGCCTGCCAGGGACCGAATGTCAGGCCGAGCTCGCGGTATGCCCATTCGATGACGTTCCGGCCGTAGCTGCCGTGAACGCCCCTTGGTCGGGGCGTTTCGAGGGCGGGCCGGATGGATCGGGGCAGGTTCACCGTTTTCGGCTTATTTCCGCCGAATGTGACACGTCAACCGGTCGCGCCACAAAAACACACCCCCTCACGCGAAGGACGATCTGTTGGCAGGAAGACGTCGTCTTCGTTGTCGACGCAACGGTCCAACGCGCGCCGTGTTGCACGCGATGTGTGCTGCCCTCAGGTTGTCATCGGTGTGCCCACCACCCATCACGCGAGGAACGATGTGGTCCACCGACGTCGCACCAGCACGCCCACACAGGGCGCAAACGTAGCCGTCCCGGGCGAGGATCCGCAGGCGAGTGCGTCGCCAACCCTTCGGTTCGTCCTTCACTTCAGTACGTCCGCGATCTTCTCGATATCGGACGGCCGCCACAGATAGACCTCGATGGCGGGAACGTCTGCGAGGGCGGCCAGCCAAACGTCCTGGTGGGCCGATGTCTTTCCGGTTTCCCGTTTCAGCTCCGCGAAGATCAGGCGATCACCGCGGATCAGGGCGAGATCCGGCCATCCACGCTCCGACCATTTCGACAGCATGGGGTGATAGACGAGCCAGCGGTAGAGCTTCGCCAGATCAATCACCTGACGCTGGAACTCGGCCTCGGTGATGGGCGGCAGCGTGGCTACTCGGCCCATCGTTCCTTCCTGAGCTGCTCCCAGGTCTCCCAGTCACCCCGGAAGGCGGCTTCGCGGATCGCGTTGTCCTGCCGGCGACGGACGTCCTCGGCCATGAGCAGCGCATTCTCGAT